GGAACAAGAAGTGAAAACAGGGCAGGCAGGCATTGATTTGATGCACCGATTTGAGGGTAAAAGCCTCAAGCCTTACTTATGCCCTGCTCATATTTGGACGATTGGCTACGGCCATGTGCTATACCAAGATCAGATCAAGTTACCCGTATTGAGGAAAGATGGCTATACCGGCATCCTTCGCAAGGACTACCCGCTCGCAGCCCAAGATAATCGTACTTGGACGCAGGAGGAGATTGATCGCCTTTTTGAGGATGATCTCGTCCGTTTTGAACGCAGTGTACTTAGAATGTCTCCTAATCTTGCTGGCCGTCAGTCAAGCTTCGACGCTGTGGTCAGTTTTGCTTTCAACGCTGGACCTGGGCGGTACCAGAGTTCTACGATAAGGATGAAAAACAATCGCGGCGACTATGAAGGTGCGGCGGAAGCGTTTATGATGTGGACTATGGGTGGCGGCAAAGTGTTACCGGGATTGGTGCGCCGCCGCAAAGCTGAAAAAGCTCTGTATCTCGCGGGGTAAATCTAAATGAGTCCTTTGCGCTTGTCCCAATACGCTTTCTTTGCCGCAGCTAACTTGGCTCGGTATTCAGGCGTATCAAAAGCAGCGCGTTTAGCAGCATACTCAGGGGAAGCCATCGTGGCTCTTAAGCGTTCTTTACGCTGGGCTAGGGCTACTGGGTCGGACATTTTTTCTCGGCGCTTACCTTGTGCAGCTCGGATGCCTTCAATCCGTTTGGCATCAAACTCCGGGTCTTTGCCGTTGCGTTCTGCCCAAGATTTCATCCCAGGGTTAGCTAGTAAGTTTTCTCGCAAAGTGTTTTTGGTGGATTCAGGTAGGTCGCGTTTTTTACCTATCCTAGCATTGACGGTCGATGATCGATACTCTTCGGTCTTCCATAACTCAACAAGTTTTTGTTTGGTTTCTTCGCTAGACCTATGAAACTCACCACCAGAAGAAATGTTAGTGAGGGTACCTCCGTCACGGATGCGCTTAAATTTTGCTATGAACATTTGCTCCATAGACTTAGCATCTTCTTCGGTGGCCGCACTATGTATCTCAACAATTACAGCATCAGCTCCAATTTCAACAAGTTTCTGCAAGCAAGCTTTATTGCGATGGCACTTTGCTTTGGGATTTGTCCTTCCAAGGGTGCTGCCCATCCCGACGTAAAAAGGGATGCCGCTTGGGTCTTTCCAGATGTATACGTACACGGTGTTCTCCTTGTTAAAGTAGGAGAATTATAGCATGCCCTTGCAAAAAATTATAGCGAGACCCGGAACGAATCGTGAAAATACGCGGTACACCAACGAAGCGGGATGGTATGTCTCAGAGAAAGTTCGTTTCCGCCAAGGTACACCAGAAAAGATTGGTGGCTGGCTACGCATCTCACAAGCTACGTTCCTTGGTATCTGCCGATCCTTATGGAACTGGGTAACGCTTTCCAATTCTAACCTGCTTGGCGTAGGCACCAACCTCAAGTATTACATTGAGCAGGGTGGTGCTTACTCAGATATTACGCCTATCAGGAAAACACAGTCCGTCACTTTTGCTGCGGTGACTGTTTCCCCCTTCTCTTCGACCATCACGGTCACATCGGCAAACCATGGGGCGATTACCGGGGATTTTGTTACCTTCTCAGGGGCGGTAGGTCTTGGTGGAAACATCACGGCAGCGGTGCTTAATCAACAGTATCAAATAGATTCTGTACCTACACAAAATACTTTTACCTTTACGGCTAAAGATCCTTCCACGGGTGCGCCTGTCACTTCTAATGCCTCGGATGTTGGTAATGGCGGGGGATCTTCTGTTGGTGCTTTTCAGGTCAATACTGGGCCTGGTATTGCTCAGGTTCCTCTGATTGGTTGGGGCGCAGGTGCTTGGGGTTCTGGGTCATGGGGCGTTACGCCACAGGTTACAGATCCACTGAGGATATGGAACGCAGGCAACTGGGGCGAAGACCTTGTATTTGGACCGAGGGCGGCTGGTATTTATTACTGGGATGCAACCAACGGTATATCGACCCGTGGCGTAGCACTCAATAGCCTTGGCGGCACGGTAACGATTACGATCGCATCGCCGGCTGTTGTCACGTTTGGTGTGGTTCTTGCAGAGGGTACTTCTGTATCGTTTACAACGACTGGGGCGCTTCCAACGGGTCTATCTGTAGGCACAACGTACTACTTGCGTAATGTATCTGGGCTGTCTGCAAACCTTTCTTCCACGCCAACGGGTTCGGTGATCACGACAACTGGTACTCAGTCAGGTACGCATTCTATGGTTCTTGAGGATGTACCAAAGTACCAGTACTCACTAATCATCTCTGATGCCTTACGGTATCTCATGGTCTTTGGATGTAATGACATCGGAAGTACCGTGGCTGATCCTATGCTTATTCGCTGGTGTGACCAGGAATCCTTGGTGGATTGGCTTCCGTCATCGACCAATACCGCAGGATCAATCAGGCTTTCCCATGGGTCGCAGATCATCACGGTTCAGCAAACCCGCCAAGAGATCCTTGCGTGGACTGACTCAGCCCTCTTTTCCATTCAATATCTTGGGCCGCCACTGGTCTTTGGCTCCCAAATCCTTGCGGATAACACGTCCATCATTGGCCCTAACGCCACGGCTAATGCTTCTGGTGTGACCTACTGGATGGGCGTGGATAAGTTCTATCTGTACAACGGACGTGTACAGACGCTTAACTGTGACCTACGCAGATATATCTTTAATGATATAAATCGTTACCAAAACTTCCAGGTATTTGCTGGAACCAATGAAGGTTTCAACGAGGTTTGGTGGTTCTATTGCTCGGCTAATTCCACGACCATCGATCGGTATGTGGTGTTTAACTACGCAGAGAATGTCTGGTACTACGGAACCATGGCACGTACGGCGTGGAGTGATTCGGGTCTGAGACAGTACCCACAGGCTGCGACTTACAACTACAATATCGTGGACCATGAGCGCGGTCTGGATGACAATGAGACTGGTACGGCGCTGCCAATCAATGCTTACATAGAGTCAGCTGAGTTTGATATTCAGGATGGCCATAGCTTGGGCTATGTGTACAGGATATTGCCTGACATCACGTTTGATGGATCGTCTGCTGATTCACCTGCCGTTACCATGACGCTGATTCCCATGATGAACTCAGGATCTGGTTACAACAATCCTCAGTCTAATAGCGGCTCATCTTCAGCTTCAGTGGTGCGTACATCAACCACGCAGATTGAACAGTTTACGGGCCAGGTTTATGTCCGTGTGCGCGGCCGGCAGATGATCTTTAAGGTAGAGTCTAATCAGCTTGGATGTGCATGGCAGCTAGGATCGCCGCGAATTGACATCAGGCCGGATGGCAGGGCAACTGGACGTGGCGCATGAGCTTAATTGTTACAACAGATTATGAGTTTACAAGGGTTGTTGCGCCTAGCCTCCCTATGGCGCCGCAGGAATATTCTGCGTTTTACCAAGACCAGTACAGCAATGTCTTGCGTCTGTATTTCAACCGTCTTGATAATTTTCTGGCGAATCTTATGGCTACCACTTCAACGATCCCAGTAACACTTCCCGGGACGTACTTTGATGCGTTTGGCCGTCAACGGGTTAGTGAGCCTTATACCCTTTTTGATAGCCAGAATAGATACGCTGCTGACAACCAGTTTGATGTTTCAACCACGGGTACAGGTACAACTTCTTTCCTGCCCAACGAAGCAGCCGTCAAGATGGAAGTTACAGGTGCGGGTGTCGGCTCAGTCATCCGTCAGTCTTATCGGTCCTTCCCGTACCAGCCAGGAAAAGGCTTGCTGGTGCTTGCAACCTTTGTGATGGATAGCAGCCAAAGCTTAAATCTAACGCAGCGGGTTGGTTACTACAACGATCAAAACGGTGTGTTCTTCCAACGAGTAGATGGAACCTATTCATTTGTTTTACGGTCTTACGTTACAGGCACGGCATCTGATGCAAGAACGGTAACCCAAGCTAATTGGAACGGCGACAAGTTAGACGGTTCTGGGCCTTCAGGTTTGACGCTTGATCCAAGCAAGGCGCAGATTCTTTGGATGGATTTTGAGTGGCTCGGCGTTGGGTCAATTCGGTGTGGGTTCATTATTAATGGCCAGTACATCGTTTGTCATACGTTTAACAATGCAAACGACATCTCCAATGTTTATATGACCACGGCCATTTTGCCGGTTAGATATGAGATCAGCACGGTTACATCAGCCGTTGCTGCCAGCATGAAGTCTATTTGCTGCTCGGTTGTTTCCGAGGGTGGGTTTGAACAGACCTCTATTGACCATGTAGCAAGGCGCACCACATCGTTTACTAATATTGATACGGCAGCGTTTTATCCTATCGTGTCCATCCGGCTTGCTTCAGGACGCACTGGGGCGGTGGTGCTACCCAACCGTACACAGTTTCTGCCACTAACCAGCCAGAACTATGAAGTGGCGTTAATAAAAAACACCACGCTTACTGGAGCAACTTGGGCGGCAACTGTGCCGTCTGATTCCAACGTTGATTATGATGTTGACGCTACAGCGATGAGCGGTGGAACAATTGTTCAAACAGATTACGTCACATCAACAGGCAGTGGCGGTACGGTTAATACCTCCACGGCCACGGGCTATAACTGGGACTTACAACTTGGTGCAACCATCTCAGGCACAAGTGATACTTATACGCTAGGTGTAAGGACTGTATCTGGTGCAACTAAAGGAGATGGCGTCGGGTCCATTTCCTTCTATGACTTAACCCAATAAAATGGGCTACTTAGCGGAGTAAGCCATGTCGACATCAAGCAATACAGAGATTGATTATGTTTCTGGGAATGTATTTGACCCAATAACCGGTCTAACTGTAGATACATCTACAGGTAATACATCAGCTAGTGGATCTTCTAGCTGGTCGGATACATTTAACAATGTACTGAACGCATTGCTTGGCGGAAACGCAGGGGCGTCTGGTGGGACTGGAGCAGGGCTTGCCTTGGGTCTTGGGGCATTAGCAGCCGCTCTTTCACGCCAACAAGCGCCAGCGGTTAAGCAGCCTGTATATGCGGCCGCTCCTGTTTATAACCGTGCGCTTACCGCCCCCATGTTCCCTCCTCAGCCAGCGCAACAAAAGTCCGCGTCTGGCCAGAACATTTACACGCCCATGAAGGGTATGCCCCTGTTCTTCAACCCGAATCCATTTCAGTTCAATCCTACGGAAGCCGCTAAGCGTTATGGCCCTACGCAAGAACAGATTGCTCAGGGACAGGCAGGATACGAAGCAGGATTGGCTTCTTTGTATAAGCCAATGACAATTACACCCATAACCTTCCAAGGCGCAAGTACGGTAACTGGTGGCGCCGGAAACGACACGGTAGCGGGTGGTGCGGGAAACAGCACGGTAGTAGGCAGTTCTGGAAGCGACACAGTTCAAGGTGGCGCATCGGGCGGCTCTGTAGATGACATCTTCGTTGGTTATAACGAAGGCGGTGATGTATACGCAGCAGCCGGAAGATACCTAGAAGGTCCGGGCGACGGAATGTCAGATAGCATCACAGCACAGATTGACCATGGCGGTGGTAAGACTCAGCCTGCCAGGTTAGCCCGTGGTGAGTTTGTTGTACCTGCTGATGTGGTATCCGATCTTGGTAATGGCTCATCGAATGCTGGGGCGCAGAA